ATGTGTGTATGTGTATGCGCGTAGTAGATACCCCTTCCCCCGTAACCTGATCCTGTGCCGTAACCCCTATAGCTCCCTCACTCTGCTCACTACCAATGTTTCCTAGCATCAGCTGCAGTGGAGCTGACCCTGAGGTATCGGGTGGTTCGCTGTCGTTCGGTCGATAAAGTTATTATAGCATGGGTGGCTGGGTTTGTCAACCCCCTAGATTTATTTATTTCTAGGGGAGTTGATGGGTGGCTGGATGGCTAGTCGGGTGTGGGGTACATGTGCTCGTAGCAGTACCCGTGGAAGGCACAGGCATCTGGTACGCGACACCCTAGCTTGGAGAATATGTCGTTGTAGTCCAGGGAGGCGAGGGTGCAGAGTTCCCGACAGGCTTGTTCCTCGGGTACTTCAAGGTTCTCAACATCTTCCCAGAGCTGGGCGAAGGTGGGCATGGTGGTGTAGAAGGGCATGGTTATGCGTTTAGTAGGGTGGACATACGGGCGGATAGCTGGGACTGCATGGCGGCGATGAGGCGCGACTCTTCCTCTGCGGTTAGCGACTTCATGTCGGCTGCGAGGATGAGGAACTGTTCGACAAGTTCCTGTGCCTCGGGGGTATAAGCTTTACTGATGCGTGGGGTGTGTGACATGGGTGACCTCGATTGGTGTATGTGAATACTGTAGCGTACTGGTGACGTACCTGTCAATAGGTAGAATTACCTAATTGGGTAGCGAGTAGAGTACGTGTATCTACGTGTGTGTACTTGCGTGTGTGGGTGATGATGGTGGTGTTGGCGAGGATGAATGCGAGTGCTGCGGGTGAGTAGAAGTGTGTGGTGGGCATTTGTGTGTGGCGGGTGGGTGGTGTGTGGTGTTCCGCTCTCCATGTAATTACTATCGCACAGTGGGCGGGTGTTGTCAAGTATTTTATTTTGATGCTACCCTGGTAGTGGCGCTACGCGCCTAGTGCGGGTGTAGTGAGGGAGGGCACCGGGGGGTAACACACGCATATATATATAGATGGTGGTAGCACAATTTATGTAACAAAATATTTATTAGCGTACCAGCGCCCGTATCACCCACTGATGTGCCTAGAAAATAAAATAAAAGGGGGGTTGACAAACCAGAGGAAGTGTGGTATACTGTAAGTACAGTGTGGGAGTGGCACCTATACCACTCTCGGCGATACCGAACTGGAAACTCAACCTGACGTAACGTACTGCAGTAAACCTTGTGGTGGGGCTAGCTGCAGTACGTCAGGGGAGCAACAGGGGGTGGAGTCCGACTCGGGGAGGGGGCGCACCCCCACGCGCGTATACACATGAGTGGTGTCATGTGTATCATGTGCGAAGCACGGCATGGTACATGCGTGGTGTCATGTATTCGGTCCCGTCCCCGTAGGTGGATTATCTACAGTACCCCTTATCCCCTTATCCCTTACCCCCTACCCCCTTATGACTAAAGCTAGACTATTCAAAAATCCCCAAGATGAACGTGCTGCCTTCAACATCTTCAGTGGGCTAGTTACAGCACTCATCTTCAAACGTAAGTTAGATGCTACTGATGTAGTCGCATCACTTGAGACCCTAATCCAGAGCATCAAAGAAAACAACCCTGATGTCTTTACTTCATAAGCCTGCGACCCCTTCCGAACTAGATCCCCGTCTAACCGAGTTCCTCAAACCAGCTCGACCCCAACTACCTGAGACACTCCAGCCAGACTCTGCTCCCCCCGTAGCAGCCATCCCTGACCATGTACAGCATCAACTAGCGATGGAAGCCTCAGGTAGATTCGCATCAACTCCCGGATACCATGCGCAGCGATTCACGCCCCTCCAATGGGAGCATCACCGTAGACTCCGAGCAAGCCACGCGATTAATCAAGTACCCCGTTAACCACCCCGTTACAATCAACATCCTCAAGTGCATTGAGTGGGGGAAGCTAACACAATGTCAGCGGATGGTAACTCTCACCCCAAGTGAGAAGATTATCTACTATGTCTGGAATGCTATCCCAAAGCGGGTAACTCTAAATTATGAATATCTTATCTACCATCCCTTCGCTCCCTACCATTCGCAGACATCGCCTAGGCTCCCTCAATGGCCTAAAGACGAAGACCAACCCTATCAGGAAACTGAAGATTACTATTAAAGGATTGCAACCCTAATGGAAGAAGTCTATAAACTCGTCTCCTCAGAGGGTAACGAGTACACCTTTGAGGAGGTATCCCGTTATCACTCTGCTTCAATCTACATCGGTATCCCATCTGGCACAGTATTGGGGGGGACCCTCACCCTGGTACTAGACAATCCACCCCCCCTCGTCCAGAACACCATTATCAAGTTCTTCATCTATCATGGGAAAAAAGAAACAGCAACCTCAGACAATAGTGGTGAATCCGACCCCAGTAGCAGCACCACCCCCCTCGGCAGCGGATCAACAATTCAATCAGAACTCACAAGCTCAGCTAGCGAAGATTCAACAGGACTACCAAGCCCAGCTAGCAGCACAACAGCAGCAGTTCCAGACGAGCCAGCAGCAGTCAAGCAGCGTGCTAGACCAGCTACGGCTAAGTCTCCAACAGCAGCAGCAATCAGCACTTGACTCTCAAAGTCAACTAAAGGCAGCACAAGAAGCTTCACAGTCCCAGTTAGCTCTTCTAGCTGCAACACGCGACTCTTCCGCTGCCACCCTCTCCGACGCTCGTGTAGCCCAATCTGGGCGTAGCAACTCTATGTACAACCGCCTAGCTAGGCGAAGGTCTACCCGACGTGTGGCCTACTAACTATTAACCTTCAACCCCCTAGGTAAACCCCATGGCAGTTCGTCCAGTATTCGTAACAGCGGATTTAATGTCCGCAGTGCCCGCCACTGTAGGTGCAGCACTCTCTAACCAGTTGGCTTCTCAGGCATTCCCCGAGTCTCAGCACAAGCGCTCCGACTACTTCCTCACAACTCTGACCCCCACAGTTGGTGCCACACCTCAAGAGGCTTTCGTAAACGGTACCAACCTCTTCCGTTTCCGAACAGTACAGAAGTCCACTGTCTTTGTCAAAGCCCTTGCCGTCTACACCTGCGATACGAACAACAACCAATTCGTCGTAGAGATTACAGCTGGCGTCTCCAACGTAGCTGGTACTGCCATTCTTTTGGCTAACAGCACCAACGTCAAGATGCCAACCGCTGCAACTGGTACTTGCGTCCTCACTGTATCAGGTCAAGACCTCATCTTCACCTGCACAGGTACAGCGGGTGATACTAATGGTCGCTGGTCTATCCGTCTCATCGTCAATGAAACAACCGATCTAGGCTAGTCTTTGAGGTGGGGAGATACTAACCACTAGCCACTGGCTGCGCTAGATGAACATCCCCATCTAGCGCTTTACTGCAATATTGTTTGCTCATGTTGAACCTCAACCTTGGTGGGGATGTATAATCTCCACCTTTCATTCTCCTTCCTACTATGTATGTAGCTCCCAGCATTGACCTTAAAATAAAATCACTCTACGATGCATGGGCATTCCTCGACCTGATTAACTTCCACGGGGGTACGAGGAACTTCGATGAGTGCCACTTTCAGTTCATGCTGTGCCTACAAGCTCCACAGCTGCACCAAGATGGTCTTCTTGTGGGGGAGCTATATGACAAATGGTACGAAGTAACTAACGGCGAATTCACTACCCCACCACCAGGTAGACTACTCAAGTTCCCGCGTGGACACTACAAATCAACTCTCGTTATTGGATGGGTACTACAACGTATCTACCGCAACCCCAATATCACTCTCCTCTACGCTACAAATGTCAGAGAATTATCCCAGGGGTTCATCCGCGAGCTACGTTCCTACTTTGAGGACGAACAGCTACAAGAAACTGTATGGAACTCACGCCCTCACATACAAGGTCCACTTATCCCGGTACTGGATGCTGCTAGCAGACGTACACAACATACAGAGGCTCAAGATAAGAAGGTCGTATGGTCCATCAACCAGCTTCAGATGAATCGCAGTGCGAAGCGTAAGGAGCCTACTGTAACTAGTACCTCTGTAATGTCTACCTCCACGGGGAACCACTACGACATCATCATCTGTGACGACATCGTTGATAAGACTAACTCACAGACTGAAGCTAAGATTAAAGGGGTCAAGAGATGGGCTGCGGATATTGCATCAGTCGTAACCCGTACCCCCAAGTTCCATGATGTGGGGGTTCTCCCAGACGGTACTGCATTTACTGAGGTTACTGTGGGGGAACGTATAGTAACTGGCACCCACTACCACCCCAACGACTACTATGTCTTCTTACAACAGAATAGACTCAACCTTAAGTACGCCCTATTGGATCGGAATATCTACGCTAACAATGTAGATTCTACTGAAGGGTACATGTGGAAGGGATTCACAGCTGAGATGGAGGAGGAGCTACGGGCTGAGTTAGCTGAAGAGCCTGGCGTCTTCGAGGCACAGTACCTAAACTTCGTTAACAACCCTGCTCTACAAATCCTTAGCACGTCTCTAGTACAGTACGTACCGGAGACTGCACTATTAGAGGGGCTTAGTTCTGAGGGTGTCGTATTCACCAACCCATTTACAGGTTCTCCAGAGAGCGTTCGCCCCCTTCTTGTTGTCGACCCCGCTATCTCCCTCCGAGCACAGGCAGACTATACTGCTATTGTTGTGGGGGGCTTTACATCAGCAGGTAATCTTATCGCCCTAGAGTTTTCTGTAGGGCACTACGCACCAGAAAAGACCATACAAGAGGTTGCACGACTAGCAGTAAAATGGAAGATACGTACCGGTTACTGCGAAACAGTTGCCTTCCAAGTACTACTTCATCAAAAGATTGTACAGTACTTAGTTCAAGAGAAAATTAAGTGTGGTATTCTACCTTACACCCCCAACAAGCTAGGCAGTAAGTTGAAGCGTATAGAGGTCCAGCTCTCCCCTCTTTTCTCATCTGGTAGAATTATCTTCTGCAACACTATCAAGACAAACAATATGGTGATGAACACTTTCAACTTCTTCGGTAGAGGTGGAAGAGATGACCCCCCAGATGCTCTAGCCGTGGTTGCAGAGAAGTCTAGACCTCCTCTACACATAGCCAGTGGAGGTAAACGGTACCTCGACCAACACAGACGTAAGTCCAGACCCAAATTCAACAAGCTCTACGGGGGTATATACTAATGATTGAAGCTCCAATCCCACTAACAAGAACATCATCTAACACCCCCGAGGAACTTGGTAAGCACATTTACTCGGAGTTTACTAAGTTACGCGACAAACGTGCCGTGCATGTCGAGAAAACATGGGATATGCTATACATGTTGTATCGTGGTAAGCCTGAGGACATGGCTAGACTACGTGAACTATCCAAGTCTACGGGGGAAACCAAGGATTGGAAGCATAATATCTCTGCTGGCAAGGGCTTCGAGACAGTGGAGACTCTAGTATCTTACTTGGTGGGGGCAACTTTTCCTACTGATGATTGGTTTGGTGTAGATGGTCTAGTACCAGATCTAGCTGAACATGCTAAACTCATCAAACAACTCGCTAAAAACAAGATGCTGGCAGGTAGTCTCCCCTTATATGTTGAGGAGCACTATCGCCAGATATGTATCTACGGATTTTCTACTCTCAGGGTGTCGTGGAAGTCCTGTATGCGTCGAAAGCTGGTTCAGATGGCTACTGATACAGGGTTATCAGAGGGTCGCTGGGTAATCGAGGAGGCCCAGTCTCTACAATTCGACACAATTGCACCGTATGATGTGTGGTTGACTGGAAACCCACGTATCTTAGAGGGGGGGACCTACGTTCGTCTACGTCCCACCTATCAAGAGCTGTCGTATCTCGTCGATGAGGGGTATTACACAATTAATCCCGACCTACTTGAGACATACGAAGAGGACTTTACAGTCGACACCGCCAAGAATAGGGATTCTGTGGGGGAAGGGCGTGTACCCGTTACCATTACGGAGTTCTACGGTCCAGTTCTTTACAGCAATACGCAGTACGACATTGTGCATGCTGTATTTTTTAATAACCATCTAATTCGACTCACCAATTCTGAGTATGGGTGTGGTAATCCTTACATTCCAACCAGGATGCTACCTGACCGGGACAGTATTTATGGGATGTCGATCTTAGACCCTGCTGCGGGGTTGCTACACACGTTGAACATCGTAGGTAACAGTAGGCTAGATGCCTTAGTTGTCTTTATTGAAAAGATGTTTACCATGGTAGATGACGGCATACTAGACATCGACGAAGTTTACACTTCACCCGGTAAAGTCTTTAAGGTAGCAAGTCACGATAGCCTACGTCCTATGGATATGGGTAACAGCAACTTCACAGTAAGCTACCAGGAGGCAGCGACTCTTGAATCAAATATCGATAGAATCACATCTACTGGACCCCTCATTGGCGGGGGCCAACCTAGGGGAGGTGAGCGAGTTACAGCTTCGGAGATTACTGCAGTACAACAAAGTGGTGGTAATCGACTCTCAACTGTATATAACCGTATTGAACTGGCGTTCCTAGTCCCAATGTTGCGTAAGGTATTCGACCTACTTCAGCAGTACTTTGTTACCCCTGAAGTAGTCCGCATCTACTCCCCCGAAGTTAAGCTTAACGCCTTCTTTGAAGTACTCCCAGAGTATCTCTCCTACCCCTATGAACTCCAGCCTATGGGGGCAGCCTACATTGTAGAGAAGCAGCGACAACTAGGGGACATGATGAATCTTATGGACGTAGCTAGTCGTGCCCCTCAGATGGCTGAACAGCTAGACTATACTGTCCTCTTAACTGAGATACTATCTCAGATGCGCTTCAAGAACCCCTCTCGGTTTATCAAGACAGCGACCCCTGAAGCACCAGTGACACCAGAGACCCCCCCACCTCCTGACATCGGGGGTGAGCTAATGCAGCAAGGTCTCAACTCCCAGATACAAGCTGACGGTGGTGCAGGATTACTACAGGGTGTGGGGGTAGATACTCAGGATATCCCCGTAGATCAATTGACAGCATTAACCTCTGACTTACAGATGCAAGTACCATGAGCGATTCCCTTTTACGACCGAGCATTAACGCTACTCTACCCCCATCTGGCGGGGAAGTAGTACAGGAAGAAACAAAGACTATCGAGTCTCTAGATACGTCGACCACAGAACCTCTTGCTACCGAGTCTGAGGTAGACCCTGACCTAGCTGAGTTAGTCGATAGTTTGCCCGATGATGAACCCGCAACTACTGAGCCTGAGGATGTCACTTCTAAATTTGATACTCCTGAGTTTCAAGACTTCAATACCAAATTCAAAGATACAGTAGGGGTGGATCTCAAAGAAGCTTACAACTCCTTCTTAGAGATTCAAAAGCAAAATCAGGAGCTACGACAACAACTAGAGCAGCAGCAAGCTCAAGTAATGTTATCCACTCTTGGAGCTGAGTGGGGGGTGACAGCAGCAGAACTAGATCGTAGAGCCAATAAGATTCTACAGCTAGTTGCGGAAATGGAGAAGAAGACCCCTGGCTCTTCCAAGAAGTATGACAGCTATGAAGGTGTTAAGACGCTTTGGTCACACATTGAGAAGAGAGGTTCTAAGTCGGCACCCACTACAGGTGGGGGGAAGACTGAACCCAAATCTAAGTTCAAAGCCTCTGAGCTACGTCAAATGGCTGTCAAAGATCCTGACAGATACAACCAATTGCAAGCTGTTATCATGGAAGCATGGAACAGAGGCGAGGTTATAGACGATTAGAGTGGGGGAAGCTTCCTTTACATTACCCACTAAGGAGCTACTAACATGCCTCAAGAACTGTTAACACCTCAATTGAACGTCCAACGTGGCGCTCAATTCGTGCCTGAGATTTGGTTGAATGAAATCCAGGCGTTCCGTAAGTCCCGACAAATTGACGCTAGCTGCTGCTTACAATGGGCTGCTGATGTCAAGAAGGGTGACGTATTCCACATCCCGCGTGTCAACGAGTTGGGTGTTGAAGACAAAGCATTGGATACTGGGGTGGCTCTCCAGAACATCCAGGATACTGACTATACAATCTCGGTAGATACCGACCGGGTGAGTGCAATCGGTATCGACATCATGTTAGACGCCCACTCTAGCTACGATGTTCGCAAGCCTTACATGATGGCGATGGGGTATGCTCTAGCCAAGGACTTCTCAGGGAGTATCCTGGGTCTACGGGCAGCTATTTACAACACGTCAGCTAGCAACGTCTTCGCATCCTCCAACGGGCTTATCACTGGCAACGGTACTGCCATGACCTATGCCACCCTTCTCACTGCTCAACGCATCTTGCTTGAGAATGATGTGGAAGATGGCGATGATTTGAGCAACTTGGTCCTGATGTGCTCTCCTGCACAGGCTACGTCGTTGATGAGTATCAACCAATTCATCTCCTCAGATTACATCAGTGGCCGCCCTATTCCCAAGGGGATGATTGGTAGCATCTTGGGTATCGATGTATTCCGTACCAATCTCATCGGTGCTAACTCTCTCACTGGCTGGAAGAATGGATTCCTAGGGGTGCCCGAGCCTACTCCTGGGGTAACAGGGTCCCGCTACTTCCCTCGACAAGATGTGGGGCTGTCTCTACCACTTACCTTCACCGGTAACTCTAAGGTTGTACACTCTGCTATCCTGTGCCAGCGTGAATGGGCAGGGGCTGTCGTAACCAAGAAGCCTTCGGTTACCACCAGCTTCGAGAACCGTGAACAGATTGACCTCCATGTCGCTCGCCAAGCATATGGTGCTAAGCTGTATCGTCCAGGACATGCAGTGTTGATTCACACCAGCAACGATATCGCATAACCCATTAGGAGCTAACTGTCATGCCTACGTTACTAGAACTCGCAAATGAGGTTCTCCTCCAGGTGGGGGAACACCCTGTAAGTGACTTTACATCCCCTGTGGCACTCAAGGCTAAGCTTGCTTGCCAACTAAGTTTGCAGTTCTGTTCTACTCTACATGGGTGGATGTTTCTACGGCAGACAGTTAGCACCTCTAACTGGGTTAACGGGGTAGCAACAATCGTACCGTTTCAAAAAATCTACTCTGTCAGCCTATACACCAACATCCTCTCCTGTCAACGTCTACGTGCCCTCAAACAGCTGAACACCAGGTCACCCTACATATCTAATCCCACCTATTATTCAATCTGTGGGCAAGACCAGGTACTACTATACCCTGAACCAGTACTGGCTGACAAACCTCTAGTACTCTTCGACATCCTAGCTCACCTCACTATCCCCCTACTTCCAGCCGATACCCTACCATACCCCCAATCATTCCTAAATATCGTTAGCCTCTACGCACAGGCAACCCTACACCGAACACACACAGGGGATACCACCTCTATAGAATCCACCACTAGAGTCTTCGAGTTGGCTGTCCATATGTATCGTTCACGAGAAGACGACTCACCGGGGAGTATGCACCCGTAACACTATGCCGCAACAACAACCAACTGAAGGCTTCTCAGGATTCTTCAATCAACAATTTGGGGGGTTAGATCTCTCTAAGAGTGGGGCGGGGTTAGCCTCTGGTTTATCCCCTGTATTTCACAACTGTGAAGTAGACTCAACTGGTGCCGTCACACGTCGTGGGGGTACCAATGTCGTATCCACTGTAGCCCCGCTAGCTAATGGTAAGGTATGGAGTGGGACTCTAAAGACTAAACGGGGTAGCGAGTTCCTAATTTCTGTCTCCTCTGATACCCTCTTCGTTGAACTCTTCACCACAGTAGGCAACAAACTTGTACCCCTGTACTCCTGGAATAAACCAGTCCCCTGGCTCCGTAGCCTAGAGGAGGTACACTTCTTAGCTGTTAGTGCCCCCTACGACAGACTAATCATCTTCTCAGCTAATCACCCACCTATCCAGGTCTCCATTTTAGAACGTACTCTACCTTTCACATGCATTAACGTCGGGCTACAGAGAGTTACATCTCCCTTCGCCACTACTGACTCTCCTTTATGGTATGACTCGGGTGCGACCCCCTACACCATGGTAGACTATAACCTACCTATCCCGGCGAACTATGCTGTTAACTCCCGTAGTGGGTCAGGCTTCGACTATAATATCACTGGGGCTGGTATGGCCCTCAATGAAGTTCGTAACCTCACGATAATTCAAGTGACTTGGCAGTGGTGGGCGGAGTCCCTGTACTGGCAGGGTAAGGACTTCTCTCAAACAGTGTCCCGTCTTAATGTTACTGACCTAGACCAGAACGTTAAAATCCCCCTGGACCTAATCACGGACTTAGATCCCCGTTTTGTAAACTCACCCTATATTGGGATTACTGTAGCTACATCCTCCAATGTGTGTGTTGCTGGTGCGATGACCACCCCCACCAATGCTCCTGCTACTGATACTACGTGGGGTCATTCTGTGGGGGTACGGTATATTCAAGCGGCTGCGGGGACTGAACTCAACCACGCCCCCTTCTTTGTCACATATGGATCTAAATTAGCATCAGCCGCCCCCACCTCAATCACTATTGTACGTCAGCGAGAGTTGAGATTCAATGCCGGCACTGGCGTAGCCGGTAACAACCTCCACGTCTACGTTAATGGTGTACTTCGCTCTGGGTGGCTATCGGGGTGTGGTACCACTGGTCGTGACGACTATGTCCTATTTAAGGATATTACTAGCGGATCTATAAGGGTTCGCACCAACGCCTCTAACTTCACCTCTAAGTCAACAGGAATCAGCTTCGAGAACTATGGCAATGTTATGGACTACGGTGCAGACATTATCATGACAAATAAAGAGACTAAGTGGGTCTCTAATGGACAAGCTATCTGGTATAAGTCCCTCACTGCTGCGGGGGGGAGTATCGACGGAACCTATGTACCCGTTCCAGGTCTAGGTCTATTCTGTGATTACGAGAAAGGTACCTTCCCATACTTCGGTACCCTCTACCGTGACCGTATCGTTCTACGTCTACCTAATGAGTCCAGTGACCAGTTGCTCGTCTCAGGTACAGGAGATGAAGTTATACCTGGTGAGTTCTACACTTACTACCAAGTGACTGACGCACTTGAGGGGGTGACTGACGACCCCTTTACTATCAATGTCACTACTAAATCCCGTGAAAAGATTACCGCTCTTCTAGGCTGGCAGCAGTCTCTGTTCGTATTCACAGGTATCACCACCTACGGGATTCAAGGGGGGGAAGCTTTTGGTCCTGACGGCTTTAGCATCGGACTAGTTGCAGCATACGGTGCCTTTAATAACCGTAGCGTCGCAGCTACTAACCTTACCGTTCTATTCATGAATCGGTATGGCGTATTTGACCTAATGGCTAAGAACAACACATCTGACTATGGTTCCTTCGAGCGTTCTGTACCTATTCGTAGATATTTCGAGCAGTCTCCAGCATCAGAAACATCAGATGGTCTAGCTTGGCTCACATTTAATGATGCCAATAACAAGGTCTATATAGGTCTACCGTCCCCCACTGATACTCTCTACTGCTCTCGTATGCTGCAGCTAAATCTGGCATGGAATGCGTGGTCTACCATATCATCCGCCCTCCCTTTCCAAGCCTCTGTAGCAGTACAGCTATTTAACTGGACCATACTACTCTGCAAGACAGATAACTTCAGACTAGTATTTGTTCTCCAGATGGATGCTCCTCACTATGTAGACTTCTATACCCGCATGTTCGGGGCTGCACTACCTGTCACTGTGTCATTCCCTTTTCTTAGGGCTACTTCAACGGTGGATAGTCGCAACATTGTGACAGTACCTACCCCCACTACCCCCGGTATCGTAGAGTTTAAGATTCCTAACACCAGTAAAGTAGCTAACACCTACATCTCCAATAATGGATTAGCGAATGCATTTAGACCCCGGAATTACATGATGGATATTCCAGGTCTACGTCCTCTACTACCACCTGGACCCCCCTCCGACTTGGGGGAGATGGTACTAATCAATTCATTTGAATCCTCACCTATCTACTTTAATCCAACAACATACGTCACAGGTACTGGGAGCATCACTTTACCCATTGTAACCGCACCTAACGGTACAGATTATGCCTCAGTCACTGGCTTTGGAATGAACTACCTCAGCGTCTACGCCAGTCCCGTGTTCAACCTCAGTATGTTGGGGAGACTAAAACGTCTAAAGCGTCTACATCTACTATTCGATACTACAGCTCCACAAGGGGTAGACTATCAAGGTATTGGGGAGATAGGGTTTAACTCCTACTGTAAGAACTCAGCGCTCATCTCTGTTGTCAGTGCATACAACACTGGCGAGCAAGTAATTACCCCAGAGCTATTAGGGTATACGACTAGCTTAGACAGTATCCGACTAGACACCCCTAATGAGGCTTACCGACGGAAGGAGCTGTCTATGCCACTGCAAGGGTACGGGGTAGATTATCAGTTCTTCATCACTTCTACAGGAGTAGAAACCTTCAAGCTACTCAGCTACGAATTAGATATACAGCCACAAGGAGTTAAGCGCTATGTTCAGTAACACCCTATTTCTGTTCCGTATGTGGGTGGAGCATGTACGCAGTCCCCACCAAATCAGCAATATGCAGTTCTGGTACCTGCTCTGTGAGTATGTACCTTCTTTGGGGGGGAAGAAGTAAGTATGTGTGCAGCCGTAGCAGCCGGTGTCTCAGTCATCTCAGGTATCGGTGGAATCATTAGTAAGAACAAGGAGGCATCCGCCCAGCGAGAACAGTTACAAGCCCAGCAGTACCAGGCTGCTGTACAGTCAGCGGCTCAGCAGGAGCAGCTAAAGGCCCAGCAGATTCTAGCCAGACAAGAATACCAGATGGGGGTACTAGCCTCTATCTCTACATATAATCAGGCTAAAGTAGGATTGAATGCTCAACGTATTCAAGCCGACGCTGAGGCGCAGCAACAACAATATGCAGCTAGTGCCCAAGGGTTAACAGCAGCGAGTCAACTCACCCAACAGCAGGCAGACTTAGAACGTCAGCGAGTTAATATCCAGGTAGGTACTGACCAGCAGCTAGGTCAATCTGCTCAACGTCAGACTGGAGTAGCTGAGCAGTTGGTGGGGGCAATCGAACAAGCTCAGCAGCAACTAAGTGAGAAAGAGCGTAGAGCTGTATCTCAGCAAGCTATGGGTAAGCTCACCTCCACCAGCTCCCTCGCTAAGAAGGACAGAGACTTGATGCAGACTGTAGCTGACGCATTCTCTCAGGGTTTACAGATTGACCGTACCCAAGCCCTTAGTGAACTCCAAGGATTCAATGAAGAAGAACTAGCGTCTATTGCAGAGCAACTAGGATTAAATGACAACCAACGTGGGATCGATACTGTTACTGCTAATTCTAGTCTCAATCTCATTAATACGCGTGGTGCCGTGGATGCGGCAGCTCTTAACCGAACTTCAACACTTGCTGCGCTAGACAGTGCTAACTCTACTACTGACTTCGGTCAGTCTATGCAGGGACAATCCAGAGATAACTCATACGCTGCACAGGACTTCTCGCTGGGGGTTCAAAGGGGTCTCAACACCGCCACCAACCAGTCAGTACAGTCAAGCTTCGGTAAAGCTATCTCTAATGTGAGAGGTGCTGGTTTTCTAGACTACCTTAATGCGGGGGTCAACGCCTATGGTGCTGTCTCCCCACTCCTACGCAGGAGTCCTACTGTGGGGGGGAATACAGTAACCACCCCCAACCAAGCTACACAACTACCACTCTATAGCGGCATCCCATCCGCATTCCAAAACTATGGTTAGCCCGCTTACCCCTATCGGATTTGAGCTGCCACGACAACAGGTAGCAACTACCCCCACAGCTAATCTAGAACTCCCCAAGGTGGGGACGACTGGACTAGCTGTGTTGTCGCAAGCAGACGCAACCATTGCACGTACATTAGAAGCACAATCTCAAAGCAACCAAGTACAGGCTAGAGCTACTAGCGATATTGTCCAAGCTCAGGCAGCTAGTGGAACAGCTATTTCGCAGGCAGCTGCTATGGCCTCTCAAGTAGCCTCTACATCATCCCAACGTACAATACAGTCGCTAGCACAACTAGGGTCTACCGTTGGTGAAATTACCAATCGGCTAGCTCAAGAACGTGCAGCTAAACTGAAGGCACAACAAGATGCTGCTAAGACAGCCGCTATCAAAGAGTTAGCTGATGCGCAGATTGACTGGATTGAGGGGGGACGGATAGGTCGAGAAGGTACGACGGGCTATCGTGAAACTATCAGTGGAATCATGGGTAAGTACTCCCTTGGTGCTGATGATGTTGCCACCCTTACTGAACGCTACTACGCCCCCGCTCTAGACTATGCTAAGTCAACTGAGTCTAACAGACAGAAAGCAGCGGAGGACGTAGCTGCACAGACTCGGCGTATTCGTGTAGCCGGACTACAAGGTAAGCTGAGTTCTGCTTTGGGGGGGCTAGCTGCTAGTGCTGGGCTAGATGAGAGTGTAGTACAATCTCATTACCAGACTATCTCTGGCGCTATCGGGGAATACATGGCTAATGAGGAGATCCCCCTCCTCGATAGACTCACTGGTGCAGCTACTGCATACGAGAGCACCAATGAGGTAATGTCTAAGCGCAACGTAGACACTTCTAGAATTCAAGCTGATCTTAATGCCTTCCAAAAGACAGCTGAGTATGCAGTACAACTTAAGGAGCGGGTACTTAGCGGGGAGATGGGTATCACCGAGTTCAACAACTTAGTCAAGCTAGAAGCTATTAAGAATGGTGCACCTGGATTCTCTATCCAAGACCCTAATGCTGACAACACCTATATGACTGGGGTGCTCAGCGACCAGCAGAAGGTACGCGAACTACAACAAGCTGCTGAGATGGATGCACTCGGTAACGTAGCAGCGAGTGATGCTATCATCGGCTCCCTCACTACAGAATTTGCGCTCAACCCTAGAGCACTGGCAGCAGCTAAGGCTACTGACCCCCGGAAGCTAGATAAGAATGCTAAGGCAGCTATCGACTTAGTTGAGCAATTCAACAAGTGGCGTGAGAATGACATCCCCCAGTATAATCGTCGTAAGGCTGCGCTACAGTCTGAGATGGTAAGCATTGATAAGGATTTCCGCACCTGGTACATCAATGCATACAACCGTGGACAGTCGGGTAGTTCCACCCCTTCTGAGGCTAAACAACTAGAGCAACTACGTGCAGGGGGTATCACTGTTGAAGCTGTCCAAAGGGGGTTAACTCCTGAACAAACAGCTCAAGTACGCTCAGTCACCCAAGATCTACTACGTTCCAAACAACAGGAGGCAGCAGCACTAGACCAAGAATTCTCTGACCAGCAGCAGAAGTTCCTAGGGGTGGGTCTTAGCACTGACACCAAGGCGATGCAAGATGCTAAGAAGCAATACGAGGAAACCCGTAAACAGTACACCCTTAAGCTCCAACAAATTCAAGCTACCAAGTTGAATAGCTACCAAGCTCAACCAGGGCAATCGCCAAATTTTAGGGGGGGAGCACCAGGTAATCCACAAGCTGGTCCACTCGCTCGTCGTGTCTACGATGGGGGTACTATCACGATGCCTTTCTCACCTTCTGTAGCTAATGCTATTCCTGAGCCAACTAGCGGTATGCGCTTCGGAGATGCACGCCCGGGACGTACTCACGCAGGGGTAGACTTTGCTGTACCTACAGGCACCCCCACCACCTCTATGGTCTACGGTAGAGTCACCTCCATCAATGTCAACAACCCAGCAGGCTACGGTAATCAGGTAGAGATTTTAGGGGATGATGGGCACACTTATTTCTACGCTCATCTCTCTAAGGTCAATGTACAGCCTAATCAACGAGTAGGTCCGGGTCAGGTGGTCGCTCTCACTGGAGCTAGTGGAGGAGACTACGGACCTCATCTCCATATGGAGATCTCCCAGGGGGCTCCTACGAATGTAGTGGACCCCATGCAACATCTATCTAAACAGTTTGGGGCACCTGCTAGGGGGGTACGTACTACGGCTAAAGGGGAAACTCCGGCAGCTATAGACCCTCGTGCTATCCCACTCGGTCGAGATACTTACCTCCTAAACGGCAAGGTAATCAAAGCAACACCTACATCACTTAGTGCCACCAATGCTAATTACTCGTCCTCTTCTCCGTTACGTTCTAGCTACTCTTCTAGTTCTAAATCCAGTTATACACATGATGACACCGGTGCTAGTGGATACGCTATCTTTAAGAGAGACATTCCTTTTCGCGACGCCGTAGCCAGAGTAGCTAAAAACCTCAATATCCCTCCACAATGGTTAGCAGATGTAATCGCATACGAGTCATCTGGTACCTTCTCTACATCCATAACTAACCCGTGGGGGTATACCGGATTAATCCAATTTGGGTCAGCTGCTGCACAGGATTTAGGAACTACGCAGGCTGCTCTTGCCCGGATGTCAGCAACTCAGCAGATGGTCTACGTGGAAAAATACCTGCGACTACAGATGAGGTATGCTGGCGTATCTCAGCTAGAGGGTCCAGAGTACCTAGTGGCTGCTATCAACCAGGGTCATACCGTTCTACGTGACGTACACAAGAGAGGTGCAGCGGCTGTGCTAGACCCGTCTAACCAAGATGGAGCTGGTGTAACTCTCAAATATTATATGCAAAACCTTGGGAAGTACTCAGGTCGAAAGTACAACTTCAAAGGTAACCGTCAGGATAGGCTTCGAGCTAGTGTAATTCATGAACGTCCTTATGTAGCCTGTGCTATGTGCAGTCAGTTAGGGCAACAAACAGCCTTCATTCCTCACGAGTCGGAGCCTACCGCATAATGTCTAACCCAATCACTACCTTACAACAAGATGATAGAACGGATAGTACGCTCTTACCACCAGAGACACTACCTGCCCCAGTGGGTCCAATCAATGATAGTCCTGGAAGTACTAATACTAGTGCTTCTGCTCCTGACGTTCATTCATCTCCCCCCACGCAAGCCCCGCAAGTAGACCCCCTCCTACCCTCTGTCACAGGTGCCCCTACCCAATCTACACCTCTAGCTCCTACCCCTGGACTCACTCCGGCTCAGCAGATAGATAAGACGTTAGCCCCACAGATTGAGGCGGGGCAGGCTCAAGTAGCTGACGAGGCACAGTTTGCATCTGATGGTGCTGACCGTGCTACTGCATTCCCCGCCTACTACTCTCCCCCGGACCTTGAAGGGGTAATTAAGACCTT